TAATACCTTTTAACGCCTGAAAACCATTACGATATGTTTTGGACAAATCTCTTAAAACCAAAGCATCAGTCATGAAATTCTCAAATTATGAAAGAGGGGTATATTTTGAGCGATAATGATTAATAAACCAAGTAAAATAGTCGGAATTTTATAAAATTGAGATAAATTTATGAAGTTATTATATATAAACTGGTGCGCCCGGCGCGCTCACGAAACGCAACATAAAGTAATGTTTTAAAACAGTTAAATATTATGTGTTGTGTGATCATACCGTATAACTTACCGTAAAAACTTAAAATGCCTAAAATTGTACCTGCTTTGACAGACTCAAAGATAAAGTCTGAAATCTCAAAACATAGGAAAGAAGTTGAGAAAAAGATTCTCAAGCTTTCAGATGGTAGTGGATTATACCTTTTAATCGATAAGAATGGTGGCACTTCTTGGCGATTTGACTACACACGACCAATTATTAAGAAGCGAAACACTATATCTATTGGTTCATATCCTGAAATTACTTTAGCTATTGCACGTCAATATCGAGAAGAATTTAGAAGTCAAATTGCCCAAAATATTGATCCAGTCGAACAGCGTAAACGCGAAGCTCAGGTCAAAAAAAGAAATCTCACATCTACTTTTGCCGCCGTTGCAGATGAGTTCCGATTAACAGAAGAAATTACTGAACGCACAAAACAAAGAAATAAAGCGATTTGGGAAAAACTCTATATGAGTATTGGCTCACTCCCTATTTCCGAAATCACAGCGCTTCAAATTTTAGATGCATGTAGATTGTATGAGAATCAAGGTAAATACGATTCAGCAAAAAGAATGCGTTCAAAAGCGAGTCAGGTATTTAAATACGCGATTGTGCTCGGGCTATGTCAGTACAATATTGCTGATCAAATAACTGGAATTCTAAAATCTGGTGAAGTAAATCACTATGCGGCAATAACTGAAGAAAAACGATTAGGGAAATTGCTTTTAGATTTGTCGGAACCTAGCATATACGGTTCAATCATTGCCTATTATGCATTACTAATTTTACCTTACGTGTTTGTGCGTCCTGGTGAATTGCGTTGGGCAAAATGGGCCGACATTGATTTAGAGAAAGGGATTTGGGCTTATACTCCACCAAAAACACAAAATAAAACTCATCTTGAGCACATTGTCCCTTTATCGACACAGGTCAGAGAATGGTTAAGAAAACTATATACATTAACTGGGTGTAGAGAACATGTTTTTGCTTCTATGACAAAAGGCAAATTAGTTATTAGTGAATCGACAATGAATAAAAGACTAAAAACTTTTGGATTTGCTAATGGTGAAACAACAGGGCATGGATTACGTGCAACTGCACGTACATTATTAGATGAAGTACTTCATTATCCGATTGAGCGAATAGAGCAGCAGCTTGCCCATCAAGTCAAAGATATGCATGGGAGAGCCTACAACCGTACGAAATATTTAAAAGAACGTACTGAGATGATGCAGGCTTGGGCCGATTATTTGGATAAATTAAGAGAAGAAGCAAGATTAGAGTACAGCAAGTAATATAAAGAAGGCCTTATTTAAATAAGGCCTGAATTTTGTCTTTGTACATTTCTAACCACTTTTCTGGAAACTCAACTCTTGTTGAGCCACCCAGTTTCACTTTTTTTAGTTCACCACTTTCAAACATTCTATATATAGTTGTTTTTGATAAACTAGTGACTTGAATTGTCTCATTAACTGTAAATAACATTTAATGCTCCTTACTTTCAGCTTTAACACTAGAACTAAAACTTGGCTCCATTTCCATATCAACAATATAAGTCGCTATTGGTGCCTCTGCAGTTTCAGTCTCAAATATAGAAATTTCTAGAGGCCATGTTGATTCCCAACCATCATGGTTATCCCAATAGTCTTGAGCACATTGATTACTCACAAAATCTAAATCACTTTCAAGCCAAGCTTGTTTATCATTTAAATTTAATTCGTATCTAGATTTTGAACACTCTCTAGGTAAAGTATAGAAAATTCTCTCACTCATCCCTCAGCTCCCGATTCGCTTTTGCCCAGCTTAATAGAACCCTCAGCTTCACATTCAGTCATGCAGGCATAGTAACCAGAACCACTATGACCATTTTCATACCATCCAATTGTGACTAAGTCAGCAAGTTGCTCTTCAGTTTCGTCTGGTGCACCAAAATCACAAGCTTCTTTTAATTCGGCGCAAGTTAATGTAACACTGTGAACCCAAGTATCTGGGGTAGTCTGCGATTCAGATTCACCAAATATTGCTGGAACGTTTTCAACTTTTCCAAGTTGAATTGAATAACCTAGATATTTGTTTAACTTTTCGATTTTATTGATCTTGGCAACATAGTTAGGTTTAAAATCAAATTGGCACCATGTATTCAACTCATCCACTACAGCATGCAGATCATTAAGTTCTAAATGGATTCTTTCTAAGTTATTAAGCGGCAAATCAGGGTGTTTTTCAGTCATCCCGAATTGAGCAGTTTTTAAAGCAATCTGGGCAATTTCGGTTGCTTCTTCAGCAAGTTTCATCAACAAAAATTGCTCGTGGGTCATTTTGTTCATGGTTCGGCTCCCGATTCGCTTGCTACTTCTACCATTAATGAATAAATAGGGGCATAGTGGTCTCGAGTCATATCACCCCAATGGTAGCCACTATTTTCTAAACAACTAACAACGTTGTCTGGTATCTCTTTGGGTACTAAACAATAACCCTCTGGCACTGCCTGAGCTTTCGCTTCCCAAACTTCCTGCATCAACTCAAGATCGTTATACCCAAGCGCACAGCCAGCTTCTTTAACGACGTTCGTGATAACACCTAAACAATTCCAATCAATTTTTAAGATACCCTTAGTTTTTAGGTAGGCAATAAAAGCCTCCCGTTCAGTCATTTTCATGATTCAACTCCCGATCCGCTTGAATAGAGAGACTTATTAGCTTGGATAATTTCTTCGCATTCTTTTTCGGTACCAACAAAGAAATAATCTTTTTTCAATTCACCAGCTTCTAATTTTGCTACCCAAGTTCCATAAACTTTTTCGGCATAAATATTTGCAAAATCTTGTTTTGTGATGGAGATAACATCTTCAAAATCTAGACATTCACCCAAAACATTAAAATCAGATTTTTTGTTTACAATATTCTCGGGTTCTTCATCATCCTGCCAAATTGTTTTGACATCAGACTTAGCAATTAAAATTGAGCCTTCCGGTGCCGTTTCTTTAGCTTTATTCCAGAAAGCCCATAATTGTCGTGCTTGCTCTCTCATAAAGAAGACTTCATTTTTAGCAACGATTGAGTAAGAAAATAAATCCATATTTTTGTATGAATCTTCAAGATCAGGAACAAACCACAATTCCATACACGCTTGTTTAAACTCTTCAATATGAGCTATCAAAGTCTCTTTAGTGACTAAATCATTCATCGTCATGACACTCATCCTCATCTTGAAAATCTTCTAAGTTAAATTTCCAATTCTCAATTTGGCCCTTAGCATCAATCTTCATAATGATGTAATCACCATATCCATTTTCAGCAGGAGAGAGCGTTTTAGGAACATAACCGTCGTCACTAGATGCAACAATTTTGTTTTCTGCATCAAGCAATTCAAAACCACAGCAATCACAAACTTTGTAATGAATGAACGCAGTCTTGCCGGGTTCCCAGTTTTCAATGATGCCCGTTGTTACATCAATTTTTGGGGACCACAAATCACCATTTTTGCAGGGAACATTTGCGCCGTCTTCAGTGTCATCGAGACCATTGATCTCAGAATCTTCCCAGTATCTAACATGGGCTTTAACTATTAATGTTTTAATATTCATGCTGCATCTCCCGTTTTCACACAGTCCATTAATTGTGTTTTTAGGTCGAATAAATCTGCTTTGGTCTTTCGCTGCAAATGCTGGAACTTGTTATTTAAGTTCTTTAATTGTTTCATTTGTTCAGCAGAATCAATCGTTCCTATTAAACGTTCAGGTGCTATCAGAATTGATTTGCCATTTTCAACATCAGTGCAAGAATAAAAGCCTCTATCAATTTCCATGATTTTTAGTAACTTAGGCACAATGATTGAGTTCGAATATTTAGAGCGAACAACTGCAAACTTTCCAATCAATGCAGTGTTGATCAAAGCTTGACGTTTATTTAGCAATTGTTGAGTTTTAGGTTTCTTATGCATTGTTTAACACCTTAATTCCTTTACGCCAAGCTGCAGCGACTTGCTTCATTTCCTCTTCTAAGCGCCAAGCGCCGTATTGGATATGAAGTTTATCTGCGATATCGTTGCTAAACGTACAGTGGTCATAGCCGGTACTAAAAAAGGGCGATATAAACCAATACATCTCACCAGTCTTCGGCTCAAAAGGAGCTGGAATCTCCAACTCAAGCTTGATGGTTTGCGGTTTTAGGCGTAGCGCCTGAATGCCATTCAAACTATTAACGATCTGATTCCAAGTCCAACCAACACCAAGCGGCCACCAAATACCGTTGTCATCTTGCCATTCAATACTTTTCCCATCCGCCAAGGCTCTCAACGCCTCAGCCCCGCTAATCAAGCCTTGGTCTTGGTTTTGATTAATTGGTTTCAACTTCGCTAATGTTTTTTCATCTCCACTTAAATCAGAAATGATCCATTCATTTGCTGATTCAGCATAGAAATATAGGCGGTTATCACTAGCCTGATATAAGCTAAAGTGCGTCCCATCAGTGACATTCGCATCCTTCACATCATTACGCTTCAACACAACCATTTCTTGAAGCTTTTGTAGTGTTACTTCTAAATGAGCATGATTTACATCAGTTTTATCACAAGTAAGATCACCATCTTCAAATGAGCTATACCAACATGGCTTGTCGAATGTCATTGGTGTTTGGCATTTAGTATCGTGCCATACATAGCCTAATTGAAAGAAAAGCTCCTGAGCTCTATAGGCAGCTTCAGGGATTTGCGCATAAAACTTGAAATTACCCATGAGCTGACTCCTTTAATTTCACTTCTAACAGCAGTTCATCTACAGTTGGAGTCGCGAGAAATACAGATGGTGGAAGTTCTACAGCAAGGCCTGCACGTTTAATTAATTCCCAAACAAGCTTTCCTTCTGCAGTAATTCGCATACAACCATATTTTTTGTCGTGTGCTTCTTCTTGCGGTACCTGTTCAATAAGCCCTTTTTCTACGAGGACCTGACTAGTGCGGGAAGGGGTGAAAATAAATTGCTCATGGCAAGCATAATATTTCAAAGAGTCGATTTGGCGACGGCTTAGGTTTAAGTTGAAAGCGCCGCTAGTGACATAATCCACAAAAGCGTTATTTACAGTATTCATTGTGATTTCCAAATTACTTTTTAATCGCGGCCTATGCAGCGGTAACCATTAAAATTAAATGTGACCCAGCGCTTACAATCACCAAGCGGGTAATACACATAATCAGTACCACTTAAGACAGACTTTGATTTGCGTGCCTGTTTAGCTTTCTCACTTACATAGCTATTGCTATTGTTACGAGAACTACTTGTTTTAGTGCTGCTATAAGAGCGCGTATTTGAAGCTTTAACTCCTGCCGTAGAGCTTTTTGCTTCCGCTTCAGTACAGCCTGCAATGATCAGTACACAGAAAATTATTGCCGTAAATTTCATTTACTAATCCTAGTTAATTCTAAAAACCCCGAATCGACGGATGGTGGGGAACCCATCATGGAAACATTTCGCCTAACGCTTACACTTCCTAGTTACTACTTCACGTTAAAAACTTAACGGTTCTAACGGATGGTAGGGAGGCTACCTTCACTATTTCTACAGCGTCTAAGTAGGTACATGCTGATCCACCGCGCTTACAGCAAAGCAAACATCCTTGTTAGTGCACGTAAAAAACTTAAGAAGCGGTACCTTCCAAAATAGTGACAGTTGGATTCACACCAGGAAGAAAGGTATTTACTTCTTGATCATCAACAATGTCAGTGATTTCTTTACCATTGCGTATGTAGTCGATAGTGTCTTCCATCGAGTTTTGGATGGCTTTTTCTAGTTGATCTAAGTCATACCAAAGTGTGAGATTGCCGCCATTCACGCGATAACGGAAACGCGCAGGAAGAGCATAGTGATTACCACCACGGTGAATCTGAATGCCAAACTTAATTTCTTCAGGGATTGTTAATTTCCCTTCGCGGCCTGCTGTTGCTTCAATATTTTCGTTATACGTTAAAGTTACTTCGCCGTTATTCGTGCGAATACCAGATTTGAAGTCAATATTTGTTTTTGCTGATAGGGTTTGAACAATTTCATATAGTTCAGTTGCAACAGGCTCAGCAATATGAGGCATGATGTCTTCAAGGAATAAAGCAAAGTCTTGTTGAGAGAATTTTTTACCTGAATTTTCTTCAATTTTTTTAAATTCAGATGTTTTATCAACAATGAAATTTGCTACGTGATTACAGTTGCGTTGCAATGCGTTACTGTTATATCCAGCAACTGGAATGGCTTCATGGTAGTCAAGAATAGCCTTCACTCGACCAGCCATAATATCGACAAAAATTACTGAATTGTTATCAGCAAAGCGATTTACATAAGAAATTAAATCTTTAGCGGTATGTAAATTAACTGATTGTTGCAAGTTTAGAGGGCGATCAAGAACCTCTTCAAACTTATGAACTTTACTTCCTTCAGGCAGCACAACAAACGGGATAGCATCGAGAACTTTTGGTGCTTGTTTTAGACTTTGCATGCCTAAGTTATATGCTGTTTCAATATTATGGTTAAGTTCAGTCATGTGACACCTGTAAATTAGTTAAGAGTTTTGAGTGTAGGTTTTTTGTCGGTAGGTACAGCTTTCATTTCTACTGGACCAGATTCTGAAACTTGTTCAAGTTTCAATCTTTGTTGGCGTGGGTCTTCACGTACCAATTGTTGATCGCCGTCAGTAAAGAGCACGGTAGGTTCTCGATCAAACTTCGGTAAAGTCGATTTCACATCATCAAGAATTTTGTACGTACCACGGCCATTAGGCTTGATAGTTAAAGTCACAGAAACTTTAGAAACTTTGCCTGTGTCGTTAGACGCTTGCAGTGCATCAGTCAAGATGTCATCAAGTTGGTTTAAAGTGTCGCCATGCTGTAAATTGCCAAGAGTTTGACAAAAAGAAGTCTTTTTAGCTGTCATGTTTTTAACTCCAAAACTGCTATTTCAGTATCTTGTGGTGTTGAAGCTTTTTGCGTAAGGTTCCTCGGTTAATACCGAGTACTTCAGCAGCTTCTGTTTGATTACCGCGGGTCTGAATTAACACTGCATTGAGCAATGGCTTTTCAAATTTATCGAGAGCAACTTGATAAGCTTTGCCGTGGTTGTTATTAAAAAATTCAACAGGCAAGCTAGAAGTTTCATTTTCTGGTGGTTGAGCAATTGTCATTCTTCTTCCTCTTCATCTTGTGTGTAGCCCTTTAGCTCTAAAGCGAGAGCATCTCTGTCTTCAGGAAGCGATGCACGTTCACTATGAAGAGCACCATCTTTGTATTCTTTGATAAACCAAAAGTTATAGCCTTCATCAAAAGCTTTAACCGTGCATGAGAGTTTGAATTGCTCAATCCATTTTTCGAGAATTGGAGTAGGGCTATCCCAAGCTGTATCAAATTCAATAGAATTTTCGCTGGTAGTAACTTCGTAAGCATTCCACTTAGTTCCCCAGTTTTGCGTGCGCCAGCTATACCAAGTTTTGTGGCCATGGGTGTCGACGTTAGAAATAACTCTTTGACCAAGTTCTAAAAGCTTTTCTCGTTTCTCTTGAGAATCACCTACATAATCATGTGCACGTTCTAAATCTCTACGGGCAATTTCACTTTTCGGATCAAAAAAACCATCTTCAAAGTATTTTTCTATTTGCTCATTACTGTGATTTGTCTTCTCACCATTTGTTAATGCAAAGGCAAGGGCAAAATCAGTAAGTGAACCAGATTCAATATATAAAGATTCTGGCATTGGAATAATTTTATTAAAGTCAAAAGCTAAATCTTCACCCTTTACGAAATTAAGTGCTTGTTCACCATTCGCCGATGTGATTACAACTTTATTGGTTACATGATTTGGCATGACTTAAACTCCTGCTGCCCATTTAGCTGCAAACACGCCGCAGATGCCCCAAACTGCTAAACCAGCTGAAAGGAAGCCCAGCATTTTTACAGTTGCTATTGCATTAGCTTTGAAGCGTGCAGTCCATGGAACTTTTTGTTCTTCAGCCGTTGGAGGGCGGTGGAGAATAGGAGTCGTTTGACTCTGAATAGATTTTTGTTTCATAATCACCTCGTTAATTAAAAGCTCTGCTTGTGTTTGGTCGCCTTGCAGAGCTTTTTGCTGTTTACGAGATGAAATTTATCAAAAGATAATTAAGTGGGCAATAGCAAATGATAAATTAATTTATCTTTTTTGATAATCCGTTGATTATTAAGACAATAAAAAAGCCTGATAATTTATCAGGCTGATAATGTAATTTTTTTATATTTTTTATACTTCTCCGCATCTCCAGCGTACTAAGCCTTTAATTTGGATAGCATCTAAATCTTCCTTTTCAATATGCTCATCTGGAAAAGTCTCTTTATCAGGATTATCACTAACAATTCTTAAACCGCCGTTAGTTTTCCTAAATAGCCTTTTTATTCTTAACTCTTTATTTGCCACAAAAGCATAGACTTTATCACTAATTACTTGATCAATCGTTTTTACACGTAAATCAGTAAGGATGGCATCAGTATGGTTGATTGTCGGCTCCATACTTCTGCCATCACCAGTAATAATGCCAGTATCTTCATGGCTTAAAGAAAGGCCACATTTACGAATAAAGCTTTCTTTAAAGACGAGCCCGCCTTTAATTAACTCATCTCCATTTGTATAACCATTACCACATGCAGCTTTAATGTCATACATCGGAATAATTACATAGTCACCTGAACCATCAAGGTCTGAGGCAGGACGGATTACACCATTTTCAATCTTGCTTTTGCCAAAGGGACTTGAGTCATCAAGAGTATCCAGAAAATTAACTTCTAGATTTAACTCTTTTTCAATCTGTCTTGCTTTCGCTTCACTTACACCGCGTGAACCCTTTTGATCAGGTTCCATCAGCATTTGGGAGAGATAAGTTTTGTCGATACCTACAGCAGCTGCGAAGTCTTCCTGACGCTCGTACATTTTGTCAGAAAGTAACTGGTCAATCAGCTTACGTAAGTTCTTACGACGTATTTCTTTAAGATTCATGGATACAAGATTCATAAGCCAATTAATTATCAAATGATAACAACAGAAGATAAATTTTCCTAATTATCCTATTGCAAATAAAATTATCAAAAGATAAACTTATTTGATAAATTAATTATCAATTAGGTTTATCAATGGAAGTCTCAACTAAGTCTCTGGCTGAGTACCTTGATTCTTTACCAACAAAGGAAGCTAAAGAAGCCTTTGCAAAAAGATGTGGTTCTTCACTTGGCTATCTACGTTTGATTGTTAACAAAGTACGTAAATGCAGTGCCACGTTAGCTATTGATATAGACCGAGAAAGCAAAGGGAAAGTTCGTTGTGATGACCTTTGTCCTACCGCTGATTTTAACTATATCCGTTCTCGAACTAAACAAAAGCGTATTGCTTAAACACATTATTCACATCAAGCAAATGTGCGTAAACGTGAAAATTATCAAGGATTCACATATGAGTGAAATTATTTTAAGTCAAGAAGCCAAAACGGCTCTCTACAAGATGGTGCACCAAACACCAGGCATCACGCCTTCGTCAATTGCTGACATGTTGGGTGATTCTCATAAAACTGTTTTAAACATTGCAAACCCAAATATGGAAAACCACCTGCCTAGCTTAAAAAAGCTCGAGGCAATGATTAATTACACACAAAACCCAGCACTCATAAAAGTATGGGCTCATCAACTTGGATTTGTTCTGGTGCCGGTCGGTTGTGATGGGCAAAAACACCATGAAATGTCGATTCTTGAAGCACTACTACAAAGCAATGTGGCTAATGGTCTTGCTAATCAAAAAATAGCAGAAGTACTGGAAGATAACATCGTAACGGCACAGGAGTACGAAGAAACACATTCTATTTTTCAAAAAATTATTGAGTTGGTAACAGCAGCAGATAAAGCACTGCAAAAGATGGCGAAAAGCCGCATTCCGGTATCTGACTTGGAAAAGCAAAAAGCCTGATCGGCAAATCAGGCTTTTTAAGTAATTCATTAAATTTGGAAATCACAATGAATACAGAAAGTAATCTAGCACAACATCCCTGTGAAAACAAATGCACTAAGTTCGAAGGGGAACAGTGCAAGACTTGTTTGATTCAAGATATAGAAAAAAAAGAATTCAATTTAGGTTTAGCGCCTGACTCTGAATATGTGAAATGCCAATTTGTCGAAGGCGATTTTGTAGTTTTCATGCCTCACATTGTTTATGACGGTGTTTATCAAATTGACGCATTTCAACCTGCTGAATATTACTGGCTGACTAACGGTCAACTTGCTCACAAAACCGATATCCGTTTAGCGACTGACATTGAAATTCAGGCAAAAGAACGTACTCCAGCAGATGTTTTAAAACACCTTAACCGTGTGAATAAAGCTAAGCGGGAGGTTTCTTAAATGGAAAAGCTAACATTTAACAATCTTGGTAAACATCAAAACGGTTGGGCAACAGTCTATATAGAGCCTAATAACAACTTCAGTAAATGTGGTGGCCGCATTACTGTGATATTTGAGGATTATATAGGTTCTGCTTTCTTCAGCCACTGTGGAACAAATAATTTTAAAGAGTTCATTGCTAAAAGTAGTTCGGGCTACTTAATGAATAAATTATTCAATCAGAATAATCAAATTCCAGATTCTATTTTCATAGAAGATGGTGATGAAATTATTGAACTTATTGAACGAGAAAAGTACGAAGAAATAAAGCTAGCACGAGTATATGGCGATGAAACTTTATCAAAAGAAGCTTTAAGAAATCTTCATAACGCTTTGTCTGGAGAACAATTTGATACAGCAGGTGAGCTATATCGTCACTTAGATTCCGATGAGCAAGAAACAATGGATAGCTTATTTGGTGAAGAGTGGGGATTTGACAGCACATTAAAAAAAGAAAATCCAAATTATATTTATGTCAAATCAATGATTGATTCACTTATTGCCGAGTTTAAGAAATTAAGCGAGGTGGTGTCATGAAAGAGTTCCCGATTTTATTTAACTCAAATATGGTCAATGCCATTTTAGAAGGTCGTAAGACGCAAACTAGACGTGTAGTAAAAAATAAACTGATTGTGGAACAGGCAGAATTCGAATGCGGAAACAGACCTAATGTCACACGAAGTGAACCAAGCCTAAAATATTTAGTTGATAACAACTGCCCATATGGTCAGGTCGGTGATCGTCTTTGGGTTCGTGAAACATGGGCACCCGTAAATTTGTACGGTGAAATTGCTTTGGCTTACAAAGCTGATAGCGAAGTAATCCGAGTTGAAGAAAATGAAAGTTTTCTCGATGAAGATGGTCTTATTAATTACAACGATCCACGTTTAGAAAAATATTCATTTGCTGCATGGGCATATGATCTTTTAGATGGTAAAGAAGGGAACTGGTCACCTTCAATTCATATGCCGCGTTGGGCATGCAGATTAGTTCTTGAAATAACAAGTGTTCGTGTTGAGCGCCTAAATAACATTTCAAAAGAAGATGCAAAAGCTGAAGGTTTTGATTATTCAGACCATCCTTCAACAAAAGAAATTGGTTTTTGTATAGGTGCGCAAACTAATTTTCGTGTTGGTTGGAACTTAATATATGGCAAAGATTCATGGAAACAAAATCCGTGGGTTTGGGTAGTCGAATTTAAGGTTATTCAAGGCGGTGAGTCATGAATCAATCAATAAAATCGCCTTACCTTGAATCATCAAAACCTTTTAAAACCCAATTTGCACTAAATTTCAGTGAAAAGATAATTATAGATTTCTTTGCTGGCGGTGGTGGTGCAAGTACTGGCTTAGAGATGGGTTTGAACGCATCAGTATTTGCTGCTGTTAACCATAACCCCAAAGCATTATCAATGCATGAGGCAAATCATCCACATGCAAAGCATTATGTGCAAGATGTTTTCGCCGTTGATCCAGTTGAAATTTGTGAAGGTCATCAAGTGGGTTGGTTTCATGCAAGCCCTGATTGCACCCACCATTCACAAGCGGCAGGGGGCCAGCCAAGAAAGAAGGAAATACGCGATTTATCTTGGGTGGTACTTAAAGTTGCTGGCAAAGTTCGTCCTGATGTAATCAGTCTTGAAAATGTAAAGCAAATTCTGAGCTGGTGTCCTTTAATTGCAAAACGAGATAAAGCAACAGGTCGTGTTGTTACTTTAGAACGTATTGAGATTAATGGGAAAAAAACTTATCGAGTGGCAGAACCCGGTGAGAGAGTTCCTCGCAATAACCAATTTTTAGTACCAAACTGTAAATTAAAAGGCAAAACATGGAATCAATTTGTACATCAACTTGAAAAGTTAGGATATGTGGTTGATTGGCGGTTGTTACGTGCTTGTGATTATGGCGCACCTACAACAAGACAACGCCTTTTCTTAATTGCTCGATGTGATGGGCAACCGATTGTCTGGCCTGAACCAACACATAGAAGTAAAACGGAACGTACGAAATTAATTACACGCGCTAGAAAAGTACCATTTTGGCGAACAGGTGCAGAAATTATTGATTTCACGGATTTAGGAAAATCAATTTTTGATCGACCAAAGCCATTAGCAACCGCAACACTAAAACGAATTGCACGTGGATTACAGAAGTTTGTAATTGATGAAAAAGAGCCGTATTTCGTTAAATCAGCTTTGCCATTTATTAGTAGAGATTTTGGTACATCAACAGGTCATAAAGTAAATGAACCTCTTGCAACTATTACTTCAACATTTGGTGGTCACAGTGCACTCATAAGCCCAGTTGTAGCTCCTTTCTTTACTGAATTTGCTAACGCCTCACAGCAACGAAACTGGAGCATTTCACAACCTTTAACAACAATTTGTGCTCAAGTTAAAGGTGGGCATCATGGCTTAGTAGCCGCTTACATGATGCAGGCTAATGGTGGTTTTTGCGACACCGTTGGAAGGTCACTTTATGAACCACTATCAACTATTACCAATACTGGGAGTCAACAACAACTTGTATCAACAGTTTTAAGTAAAGAGAACTTAGATGATGCGCTGCGTGTTGCAACGTTCCTTATCAATTTCTATGGCAACGGTGATGCAAGAGACATCAAAGCACCAATAGACACCTTAACCACAAAAGATCGACTAGCTTTAGTCACAGTGTGGATTAAAGGAGAGCCATGGGTAATCGTCGATATTCGTATGCGAATGCTGAAACCACGAGAATTATTTAGAGCTCAAGGTTTTCCTGATAGCTACGTAATTGAACATGGCCATGATGGCAAGCCTTTATCAAAGACTGATCAAGTTTTCATGTGTGGCAATAGTGTTTCACCGTTACCAATGGCAGCTATAGCAAAAGCCAATAATCCTTTTTTAAATCAGATTAATAGACCCTTTAAAGCCCCTTCAAAGGAGATAAATAACCGTGCGTGATTATGGGAAAGTCTCTCCACATTTCTGGACAGGTTCTACTGGCAAGAATTTGCGCCAGTGTCCTGATTCAATTGTGGTTGCAATGTACTTAATGACATCTCCTCATGCAAACATGCTCGGCCTTTACTATATGCCCCTTTTGTATGTAGCCCATGAAACTGGATTAGGCATGGAAGGGGCTATTAAGGGTCTTAAGTGGGCATGTAAAGCGGGGTTTTGTAGCTATGACGAAGTTTCAGAAATGGTATGGGTCCATGAAATGGCGCGTTTTCAAGTTGCTGAATCATTAAAGGCAACAGACAACCGTTGTAAAGGCATCCAGAAAGACTATGACTCATTACCGACAAACCCTTTCTTAGCAAGCTTTTTCGATAAATATGCCGAAGCATTTTGCATGACAAATAAACGGGAAGGTAGAGCCGTTTCAATTTCAGAAAATGAAGCCCCTAATAAGCCCCTTCCAAGCCAAGAACAGGAACAGGAGCAGGAACAAGAGAATTCTCTCTCTCAAGCGCCAGCGCAAAATTTTGAAGAGCCGGATGATTCTTGGAAACCAAACACTCAACACCTGAAAACTATTTTGCAAAAAACAAAATATTCGCAGCGTGTTCAAGAAATCTTGGATATGGATGATTTTGAATTTCATTTGAGCAACTTCAATGCTCATCACGAAACGAATCGTTATCTGACAGACAACCAAAAACATAGCAAGTTCGCGCAGTGGTTACTTGAAAAGTTTGAAACATTAGAAACCAAAAAAGCGAAGCAAGCTAAATCAACAAATCAAAATCAGGCCCAACAAGGCGGGAACGTAAATCAAGCGTTTGACCAAAAGCAGGTTACCTACGATGAAAACGTTAAGCCCGTAAAACTGGGAGGTAATTTCGTATGAACGCAATGCCAAAATTTAATTATCAATTTCCGCAATCGGAAAGTATTTGTGAAATTCATAACCATCAAAAGGTTCGCATGGGCGGTCATGATATTTGTCCTGCTTGCGCTGAAAATTTCACCAAGAAGCAAAATGAAACTTATGCTCGAGATGTGCAGCGCCGTGCCTATGAAGCTCATATGTCTACTGGGATGCTACCAGAACGTCATCAAAATTCTGGCTTCGGAAATTACGTATGTGAATTACCGGGGCAAACAGTTGCATTTAACAAATGTGTTGATTATGCAGACCGAATCATGAAAAACAAAGTCACTAATCTTGTAATGGTTGGTAAGACTGGAACGGGTAAAACACACCTAGCATGTGCAACGGCGCGTACGCTCCTTAAAAATGGAAAAAAAGCACGCTATATAACCAGCGAAGAAATTGCACAAAGAATTATGCAGGCTTGGGATAAAGACACAAAAGACATTTCTGAAAAATCTGTAATTTACGATTTCTCTCAATATGACCTTCTCATTGTTGATGAATACGGTTTGCATGACCGCGATAAGCGAAAAGAGCTGGTACACAAAGTTTTATATGCACGCTATGACGCAGGCAAGCCGACTATGTTGATTTCAAACATGTCATTGCATGACACCACTGATCGTATGGGCAGAGTGATTCATGGCCTTATTTCAGATTTGGGTGACCGTTTGTGGTCTCGTTTTCAACATGGCGGATTAACACAGATTGAATGTGTTTGGGCAGATGCGCGTATAGGTGGTCAAGCATGAATATAAAACTAGATTTTGCAAAACGTGATTATTCAATGTCGTATTCAAATGTTTCTCTTAAATCTCAGCAACGAGAAGCGCTGGAAAAAGAGATCGCTGAATGGCAAGCACAAGGTAATGAAATCAAACCTTTTGAAAAATCTGAACAAAACCAAATTCGTGTCAATCATGGTGGTGAAACTGCTTATAAAAAGATGGGTTGTCGTTGTAAGACATGTGTGACATGGGCCTGTAAAAAAGGTGTTCTTTTAACTAATCCTAAGTCTGAAAAAGTGAAAGCTGTAAATAAGCAAACACCTTTCGGAAGACTTCAACAAACAACCTTGAAAGCTTATGTAGAAGACCATGGCGAGTCTTGGGAATATCTTGCAGCAAGATCCGGTTACACGATAACGGGTTATCAGTTGCGCCGTATTTATGAAGGACAGTCAGAAGCGACACTTCTTGATTGGAACGTTCTCAAAACAACACTTCATATTTTAGGTATCGAAGCATGAACCGCCGTATCAAACAGCGCCAACGCCAGAGTCGGAGTATTAGAGCCATGCAACAAAATAATGAATATCCGCAAGTATTAGAAACACTGGATGATATTGAGTTAAGCCCAAATTGCAAAAAGTCATGTGCCCATGAGTGGGAATTCAATGAGCGTGCATCGGATCATTTGTATGATGTTTATGACTGCAAACATTGCCCAGAAACTAAGTGCATTAAGGACTAAACAAATGAAATTTGATGAATACTTTTTAATTTTTCTTGCCTCATTTGCCTTCTATATTGCAGTTAGATTTTTCTATAAGTGGCTTACAGGCAGATTTAATAATTCTGCAATTATTGAATGGATGAACCGAGGTTTTTCATTCGGTTTAGGGTTCATGGCTTCTTTTGTGGTGATTGCCGTGATTGCTCATCTATTAAGAGGGCTTAGCTAATGAAAGGATATGTTGAAATTTTTGACACTATGCTTAGTTCTTTAAGCCATTTTACTGAAAGTGATAAACCCTTAAGTGTGAAAGAAATTGGTTACCGCCTTGGTTTACAAACTCGTACGGCGCAAAGAATAGCAAAAGCCTTACAGGAATCGGGGTGGCTTACTAGCCAAAAAACAGGTGCTGGTAATTTCTTTACTGCTACTGATAAAGCCCGAGCATTATTTAAAACAAATGGAAACTTAGTAAAGGCTTTTCATAGCTACAAAGTTAATGACTGTGTTGTTCTTAAAGAAAAGGAACTCTATTTCCCTGATGGTACCAAGAAAACAAATGAACTATTCGTAGTGGTTCGGGTTGGAAATGAAGACCTTGAAATTGATCTTATGGAAGTAGGCGGTACTCCAAAAATCTTTAAAACATGGATTGGAGATATTCAGCATGCGACTGACGAAGAAATAGCAGCAGGATGCCGTGAAATTAAAAATAGTGAAGAGTTTAAGGTAGGTGATTTTGTACTTTCTATTTCTAATGAGTTTTCAGACAAAGTTTGTGAATTGATTGAAGATCATGGCTACGAATTTAAATACAAAAATAAAGACGGTGGCTTTGGCTATATCACGAAATCATTTTTACCAATTAAGTGGCGCCGAGCAACTGAAGCAGAAGTAATAAGTGGCTATCGATGCGTAGAAGGGAAGGAGTGTTTCTAAATGAAGCTAACCAAACAACAACGCGCCGAGCTAAAGCAAAAGTTCGGCGGGCACTGTGCATATTGTGGTGAATTGTTGGGTGATAATTGGCATGCGGATCATATCGAAGCAGTTAAACGTGAAATTGAACATGTTGGCGGTGGGAAATTAAGAACTACAGGGGTAATGACTCGACCAGAGCATCACACCTTAGAAAACTTAAACCCTGCATGTGTTCCGTGCAATACAAACAAGTCTTCTATGCCATTGGAAGGGTGGAGAAAGATGCTGACTCATTATCGTGATGTTCAATTATTACGCGATAGCACACATGCACGTCATTTACTTCGCTTTGGATTACTTGAAATTAAACCTGAGCCAGTGAAGTTTTTCTTTGAAACATATGAACCTTGTGATCACGAGCTTTCGGATTGGGAGAAATTAGAACCTGAGCCGAACTTAAAATTTCGTTGTTTAGATTGTGGGAAGGAGGTTTGAAAGATGCATAGATATATCCAAGAAATACTAAATGAATTGGAAGCACAGCATGAAAATTCAGTTTTTATGCAGTGGGTAGAAAAAATTTTAAATGATATGCACCGCATAGCCACAGAAGAAGCAAATATCACTAATGAGAATAAAGTGAATGAGCTGCAAAAGCGGATGAATGCCGCTTTAGAAATTGCAGAAGACCTAATGCAAAGCATGGAAATGTACCCTATTGGAGAGAAATTAGGAAAGCTTCTTAAGGTTCCACAACCTATTACTTTTCAAGCAGGTGACAGGGTTGTTATTGATAGTCTTATAGTGAGTGACAGGGTTCTAACTATCGATGAAATTTTAGAAGATGGAATAATTTTAGCGGGTGCGTTTCTTCCTATTAGATATTTAACCCAGTTAAGACATGCCAAACCTGAAGAAGAAGCTACCGGCTATAGAAATCGATTAGAAGGAACTGAAAATTGATTTTTTATGTCGAATCTATTGGCGGCCCTGATGATGGTGAATTAATTAGAACTGAACTAGATGTTTATTTTGCTATGCCGCCGCAAGAGGAATGGGATTGGTGGTCTCAAAAAGACCCTGTTCACACTATCCTTCCAACTATCAACTATTTCCGTGAGAGATTCGCTTGCTATTTCTGTGGGCACTACTACTGTCGTGAATTTTTCATATGTGGAGACGATAAAAGAAGTAATGGCCATAAAGCTTTAAAAATTATGGATTCTTATTTTAACCCAGTGCTCTTGAAATTTAAGAAAGGTAGCTAATATGCAAAATGAGCATTTTCTAATTTTAGTGATCGTTGTCCTTGTATTTCTGGGAATAGGCTTTTCTGTCTTTAACACAATTGAAGTTTGTAAAACACAGGATATTTACTGGGTAAGTGGAACTCAGTACAGCTGCTCATGGTTTAAGAAGTAGGTGCCGAAATGGAAAAGTGTAACCATGGTCATGATAGAGCTTGTTTAATTTGTGGTTTTGGTGAGTTTGAAGGCAAACGCGTTTTCTTTGAATGGAAATTTGAGCAACTGTATTCCAGTTTTACAAAGTTACATAACACCAGGATTACTGCACCAGAGCGTTCAATTAAACTTGCTTTAGAAGCGATTAATAATGAAATCGCTTTGTGTAAAAAGACTGAGACCAATAGGGAATTCCCACTTTCACAACGTAATCAAGCTTTTGTTATTCGTGAAACTTTACAGAAGATTCAAGAAATTTTGAAAGATGAAGTTCCTGAAGTCGTAAATAAAGCAATGATACAAGTGGGTAGTAGAGTTTTTGTAGATTTCTACTCATCTAACAGGGCTGAAACTGATGGCAAACATATACATGGTTACGGCATTGTTGATGGGTTAGATCAAAATGATACTTTCGTATTTGGTCGATTAGATAAAGGAGGATTTTTTGGTTGCCCTATTGGTGATATCCAATTAGTGGAAAGTTCGGTACCGGAAGCAATATTAGAAGCTGAAAGCCGAAGAAATCAATTAGCCATTAAATAGATTTATGCACTCGCTTATCAATGGAAACACGGGCTTAGACAGAGTATTGGAGAAATGTTTAAGCCTTCTGGACCTGATTTTTCAGGATTTCAAGAAATTGATAAAGGTAAATTTAATGAGTGAAATCATTATCGGTGTTGATCCTGATTTAGAGAAGTCTGGCGTAGCAATTAAGGATTCTTCTAGTGTTGAATTAAAGAATCTAAGTTTTCCTGATTTAGTTGAACTAATTAGAGCCAAACATGACCTAATTAAAAAAGTAGTAGTTGAAGCAGGCTGGTTAAACAAAAAGTCAAATTTCCGAAACATCCAAAGCAGACTTGTTGCAGAACGTACTGCAAAAAATGTTGGTGAGAATCATGCGACTGGTAAGTTGTTGGTTGAGATGTGCAAATCTTTAGGTGTCGCCGTTGTTGAAGTTAAGCCAACACAGACAAAGGTAGATGCAGAACGCTTCAATAAAATTACTGGTTGGAAGGGTAGAACGAATCAAGAACAACGTGATGCTTGTATGCTGATTTGGTCAATGAAAGTTTGAATGAGGGCTAATTAATGCAAATCGATAATACTGTTATGAACCAATACTCGCAGTTTCAATGGTTAGCCCGTGGACTGACAGCACAATCATTAGACTTTACTAAAGTAGGTCATAGTTCAGGTAATGACTCTATTAACTATCAAGATAGATTAGGGGCAATAGCTAAGATGAAAAGTCAGCTAGCAAAATCAGTAACTGCTTTAATTATTTTTGATGGTAAGTCAGAAAGTGACTATGAATATATACGAAACCATTTAGCTCTACTTATGCTCAATGAAGCTACTAAAGACAAAAAACGTGAACCTGAACATATTGCCTTATATCATCTAGCATGGTTAATGGCTCGAATGATAATTGATTTTTCTTTTAGCCCTGAACTTGAGAAAAACTTCACCGCACAAGGTCGACTTTATTATGCGGGTATAGCCGCTTCTAAAATGTCTGTAGATGTCTATCGAATGACATGGAAACCATATGAAAAGTTAATGCAAATGGCTCTTGAAGATGCACTGACAGAAGCAGAAGATACTATTCGGGAATACCGCAAGAACACTTACAAAGAGTTACAATCCTAGAGTTTTCATTATTCTGAAAACTAGCGTATAGTTTTACTAAGATGGTCGTATTTTGATTACGGCATATCTTTTAAAAGCTCATCAATTTGATGGGCTTTTTGCATTTCTATGGAGCGAAGAAAAGATGGCTTGGCTTTCCAATCAACATGCACCAACTAAATCAAATCAGTTATGTATTTTGGCAATTAAAATAGATGATGACTCTATAGATTATCTGCCTGCTATTTGGGATTTATGCGACAGTGAGGATAAACACTTTACCTTGACTGTGGATCGTCCAGATATTGGTGATGTTCTTAAGCTAAACCAAGTGGATGCTTATATGATTTATCATCCTTTAACTATTGAAGATACAAAGCTTTTTTAAAATCTTAAGTTTCGTTTTCTTACTAAATCAATAAAGAAAAAAACTCGGTTCCTAATGGAGACCGAGTTTTTTTGTATCGAGTAAAACTGGGGTAGAAGTACTGCGGTAACAGTACCTCTACCTCCTGACAGTCCTAGCCTGTCAAAAGCAAGCCCAGCCTATCGTGCACACGACCGGGCAAGGCTATCAAAAATGTAAGCTTTTGCACAGGAAAATTTTTATGATTTCTCGACCAAAACCTATAATTCCATGGCAGGGTGGAAAATCCCGCTTAGCAAAAGATTTGTTGAGTAGATTTCCGGCACATACATGTTATGTCGAATTATTTTGTGGAGGTGCTGCTTTATTCTTTTTACGTGATGACCCAGCTAAAACAGAAGTAATTAATGATCTAAATGGTGAGTTGGTAAATCTGTACCGGGTAGTGCAGAACCATTTAGAGGAATTTGTACGCCAATTCAAATGGTGCATTTCAAGCCGTCAGGTGTTTGAGTGGGAAAAATTGAAAGTTCCAGACACTCTCACTGATATACAGCGCGCAGCAAGATTTTATTATCTTCAGCAACATGCATTTGGTGGGAAGGTGTCAGGGCAGACATTTGGTTATGGCACTACAGGACGACCATTAAACTTACTAAGGATTGAAGAATCCTTAAGTACAGCTCATTTGCGTTTAAATGGTGTCTATATAGAAAACCTGAGTTGGGATATTTGTTTTGATAAGTATGATCGGGAACATACATTTTTCTATGCTGACCCGCCGTATCTAGATACAGCAGGTTATGGAATAGATTTCCCGCTTGATCAGTATCACTTGCTTGCTGAGAAGATGAAGAGCTGCAAAGGCAAAGTGATGTTGTCTATAAATGATCATGAGTTGATAAGAACGATCTTTAAAGACTTCAGAATTGAAAAGACAAGTATTACTTATTCAGTAGGTCGAGACTTAAAGAGTAAGAGTAAAAAGAGCGATGAATTGATCATCATGAATTATTGATTAGATGTGGATAGGCTTGATATGCCTATCCAATCTTTAATACCTAAGGAATATTTGTTATGTCAATCAGAGGATTAGCCGCTGCATTTAGCGGTTTAACAGCATCATTAATTGCTGTTGATGAACTTGAGCACATGTGGCCACTCATGACTTATATTCAACCGAAACGTAAACCTAATAAAGTCAGCCAAAAGAAGCGCCGTTTAAATGCACGTCGTCTTGGTAAATATAGCTGACTAAAGTTTTGCCGGACGTATTACGGCATATAAAACCGCATTAATTAAAATTGATGCGGTTTTATTTTTTTATTCGTTATAACTCTAAGGTGATTGCAATGGCTTGTACTGGTTGTGCAAAGCGCCGTCAATGGTTGAAGGAAAAGAAAGATGAGCTCGAAAGAATCGCAAGAGCAGCAAGCATGCGGCTGCGAAAAGTTACTTCCACTACTGGAGAAGTTACTAGAACAGAATACGACTCTGATTCAACAGAACGAACGGAAAGATAACATTGTACTCGCAGCGATTGAACAGAATAATGAATTACTTTTGCAATACCTTGATGAAGAAGAGATTGTGAAGTCAGGTTCTAATTATCTAGATTCTAAGAGTAAGACACTTTGAATTGGAGTGAATATGGCTAGGTTAAAGCAGCTTAATCCATTCAGGTTAAATACTTTAAAGACTAATGAAAGAACTATAAAACCTCAGACCAATTCATGGCGTTCTAATAAATCATCAACTCAGCGTGGTTATGGTTATAAGTGGCAGCAGTATCGCTTAGAATTTTTGAAATTAAATCCACTTTGTGCTTATTGTCAGAACGAAGGTAAGGTGACAGAGGCAACAGTAGTTGACCATGTGGTGCCACATCGAGGAGATGATGCTTTGTTTTGGAATACAACGAACCATCAAGCTTTATGTAAGCTTTGTCATGACAAAGTGAAGCAAAAAGAAGAGCAAGCAGGGTAAGTTGAGGAAATGCATCAAAATGGTGCGAGGTCGGCGGGGGAGGGGAAAAGTCACAAATTTTTCGCTTTCTAGACCGCCCCCCTATCTCATTTATAAAAAAAAATCCCGTTGAGTTAAAAGTTAAAGGAAAAAGTTAAAGGTGAACCAATGGCATTGACCGAGAAAATGAAAAAATTTGCTCGTGCCATTGTCGATGGTCTGAGTAATAAAGAAGCAGCAATATCAGCAGGTTACTCTGAAAAATCTGCTTCACAGCAGGGTTCAAAATTAAGAAATGATCCTGAAATTATTGTCTACATTGAAAAATTAAAAGCTGAAAAAGAGGGGAGAATTTTAACTTCTGAGAAACCAAAAGTTAAACCTAATGAAAGTGGTGAAGATAATAATCCATTAGATGATGAGTTCCCATATACAAAAGATGACCCACTTCAGTTTCTAATTGATGTGATGAATAACTCAGGCAATGAAATGTTTTTGAGATTCAATGCAGCAAAAGCCGCTTTACCTTATACACACGGTAAAGTTGCAGACAAAGGTAAAAAAGAAACTAAAGCTGAGGCAGCTAAAAATAATGCAAAAGCTGGTGGAAAGTTTGCGACCTTGCAATCTCAAATGAAACCAAGTTAATTATTTGTTTTTCTAAAATATATCGATAAAATATTTTTTATTTTGGAAAATATTTAAATGTCTACAGAGGACCAAAAGCTTAAAAATTTTTTAGAGAAAAATGCGCTTTATGAAACGATAGAATTAACTTGTGTTGGTGTTAGCCAGCAGGTATATGACGTAAAGGAAATTTATCAATATTGTGAAGAATGTGAAATGGATAAACCATTTCATACAAATGGATGTATAGCTTTTTTTCAACAGCACCATACAAGTTCTTATTCACATGTTACTTACGAATGTGTTTCTTGTAGAAAAAAAACAAAACAATTTTGGACAATCGGAGAGCGTTCTTATCATGCAACTGATAAGGAAAATAAAATTACTGTTCGAAAAGTTGGAGAATGGCCTAGGTCAAACTTATCAAATGATAAAGTTTTAGAAAAATTTTTCAAAAAAGATAGGGAAAATTATTTTAAAGCAGAGGTATGTTTGTCTCATGGCTATGGTATAGCAGCGTTTGCATATATGCGTAGAATAGTTGAAGAAAATATAGTTTCTTTACTAGATATGATCGCTCAAGATGAAAATGCAGAAGAAAGTATGCTAGATGCTATTGCCCAGTTGAAAACTACCTCACCTATGAGTGACAAGATAACGATTGCTAAAAAAGCTTTGCCATCTTATTTAAGTCCAAATGGTTTAAATCCCTTGGGTCAAATTTATAAACAACTCAGTGAGGGTGTACATTCATTATCTGATGAAGAATGTTTAAAGCGAGCAAATACTATTAAATTCTGTCTAAGGTTTTTAATTAGTGAGCTTGCAAATCATAGAAAAACAATTGAGGAATTTAAATCAAGTATTTCATTGCTGGGTAACTTATAAATTATTAAGTACACATGCAGTAATTTAATAAAACCGCCATAAGGCGGTTTTTTTATGGGTGTATTTTATGAGTGCAATGCTTCCAGAATGGACAACAGCGTGTCCCGACTGGGAGAAAAGAATTGTTAGACGTGAATCTCTCATACCTTGTAAACCATTATTTCCTGAAGTTGCAGAACTTGCATTAAATACATTTAAGCAACTTGCTTTAGTAGATGTTGTTGGGGATTTTGAAGATGAAGAGGGGAATCCTAGACCGCCATTAATCAGCGAAGTTACTAAAGAATGGGTATATGACTTCGTTGCTTCTATTTTTGGTGCATATGATCCTGATCGAAAACGTAGATTAATACGTGAATTTTTCTTATTAATTTCTAAGAAAAATACTAAATCTACGATTGCTGCAGCAATTATGCTGACCGCATTAATTTTAAATGACCGTCCGTCTGCTGAACTAATTATTCTTGCTCCAACGAAAGAAGTTGCTGATAACTCTTTCGGTCCAATTCGAGACATGATTAAAGCTGATCCAGAATTAGCTGACATGATGCGTTTAAGTGAGCACACTCGTACAGTGACTCATGAAGGTACGGGTGCAATTCTTAAAGTTGTCGCGGCAGATAGTGATGCTACAGCTGGTAAAAAAGCTTCTTGGATTCTTGTTGATGAGCTTTGGGTATTTGGTAAAAGAGCTAATGCGGAATCAATGTTGCGAGAAGCGACAGGTGGTTTAGCATCGCGACCTGAAGGTTGCATTATTTATTTAACAACGCAATCAGATGAAATACCTGCTGGTGTATTTAAACAAAAATTAGATTATGCACGGGCTATTAGAGATGGAAGAAAAGTTAATAAACAATTTCTTCCATTAATATATGAGTTTCCGCTCAGAATGTTAGATAAGCGGAAACATTACAATCCAAATTGGTGGTATGTCACAAACCCTAACTTGGGTGCTTCAGTTGATATGGATTTCTTGCAGAACCAGTGGGAACAGGTGCAAGAAAACGGCGAAGAATCTATACGGGATTTTTTAGCCAAACATTTAAACGTTGAAATTGGCATGAATTTACGTGCCGATCGATGGGCTGGCGCTGATTTTTGGGAAAAACAAGGAACTAAATTTGAACTTGAATTTCTTATAAAAAAATCAGACTGCATCACAATTGGTTTTGATGGTGGTGGTCTTGATGATTTATTTGGTATGACCGTTCTTGGGCGTGATGCAAAAGACAGATCAATTTGGTATCTGTGGACTAAAGCTTGGGTTCATCCAATCGCTTTGCAACGAAGAAAAGAAATTGCACCGCGATTACGAGATTTTGAAAAGCAAGGTGACTTAGTAATTGTTAAGAATATCGGTGAGGATGTAACCGAGGCGGGCGAAATTGCAAAAAAAGTATTTGATACAGGTAAGATGCCCGAAAAAGCATTCGGATTAGATAAGTTAGGTATGCCAGCTTTGCAAGATGGTTTGATTGATGCAGGCATACCATTTGAAAGTTTATTTGCAATCCCGCAAGGTTACATGTTGTCAGGATATGCAACTACAGCAGAGCGTAAATTAGCAGAAAAAAAGCTATTTCATGCTGATCAACCTTTAATGACTTGGTGTGTTGGTAATGCAAAGGGGAAACGTTCAGGCAACGCAGTTATAATCACTAAACAGGAATCTGGGGTTTGTAAAATTGACCCTGTAATTTCTATGTTTAACGCAGTTGCCCTGATGAGCTTAAACCAAGAGCCAAATGGCGGTCGAATGACTGATGAGCAGTTCATGGATGCCATTAGTAACCCCATAATTGTTTAGAGGTATGTATGTTAAAAAGTATTCAAGATAGTTTCTTTCAATACCTCCGTACTGTTGGAAGCCCACCTGAGTTATTACATGTAAAACCTGAGCTATATAATGAACTTTTACTCACTAAGACTGATGGAAAGTATAGTTTGGGTCATCCTCTTACACAGGACCAACCAATGACTTTCTGTGGAAGAGAGGTGGTTCGTTGTGAAGAACTTTTAACAGAATTTGAGTGGTTCCCTAAGAAAGATTAGACATTTTCTTAACCACAGAATGAATTTATCAAAATTCCTAAGTCATGAAGCCCCTTAAAAGGGGCTTTTTTTTATAGGTAAAGAAAATGAGTTTACCAGTCGTAATTTATTTAATCTTGCTGCTTTGCGCTGCTGTTTGCTTAGTTTCTGGTGTGTATCTGTTGGTTGGATTGGCATTTTCGCTTCTAGCAGCAAGCGTAGTGTTGTTTGCAGCAGCAGCATTTTTAAGAAAAGGAATGGTGTAAATGAAAACGCTATTACAGACGCTTAATAGTGCTGTTGTCGCTCCGCAAAATAATTCGAGTACGCAAAGCGGCGGATTAACTGACGTAAATTTCTGGACTTCATTTCTAGGCTTTTCGTCTTCTAGCGGAAAAAGTGTAAGTGTTGAAACTGCTTTAAAACTCGATGCAGTGTGGGCATGTGTCCGACTGATTTCAGAAACTATTTCGACACTTCCTCTTGTTGTTTATGAACGACAAGCTGATGGAAGTAGAAAGCCTGCTGTTAATCATCCCTTGTACTCAATTTTGCGTAACCAACCAAATATTCATATGACCTCGGTTAATTTTACGCAATGTTATGCAGCTTCTTTATTATTGCGTGGAAATGGATATTCACAGATTAAGAGAAATTCAAAAAAAGAAATTACAAGTTTGAATTTTTTAATGCCCAACCGGATGCAATTAAAATTTAATGATCGTGACGACCTTATTTATTCATATACCGATAGAAAAGGTAAGTTATTTATCATTGATCAATCTGAAATTTTACATACTCCAGCTTTCTCATTGGATGGCAGAGTTGGGTTGTCACCTATTCAGTATGGTGCAAATGTTTTCGGTGCTGCAATGTCAGCGGATGATGCAGCAAACAGTACTTTTAAAAATGGTCTTTTACCTACGGTCGCTTTTGAAGTAGATCGTACGATGAATGATGAACAAAGAAAAATATTCAAGAATTACGTCAAAGAAGTATCTGGTGCATTAAATGCTGGAAAGTCTCCTGTATTAGAACAAGGGGTTACCACTAAAGCTATTGGTATTAATCCAGCTGATGCGCAGTTACTTGAATCAAGAAATTTTAATATTGAATCAATTTGCCGTTGGTTTCGGGTACCGGGTTATCTAATTGGATATACAAGTAAAGGGCAGACCAAATGGGGAAGCGGTATGGAGCAAGAAATGCAAGGTTTCTTGACCTTCACTTTGCGCCCATGGCTAGTTCTTATTGAACAATCAATGAACAAGACTTTGCTTACTCCAGCGGAAAGACTTAAGTATTACGTTGAATTTTCTATTGAAGGCTTACTTCGAGCAGATAGTAATACTCGAGCAGAATTTTATTCAAAAATGGTTACTAACGGTATTTATACCCGTGATGAAGTGCGTGAAAAAGAGAACCTTCCTAAACGTGGTGGTATTGCAGATGAGCTCACGATTCAGTCTCAAAACGTTCCGATAAATGATGCGGGTAAAGACCAGTAATTTCTAATAAACCTAGGTGAAAAATGGAAAATCAACATCGCAAGATCAAAGGCTATCGAGAATTAAGTCAAGAAGAAGTTGATTTAATGAACCGTATTAAAGAAAAGGGTGCTGAGTTGCTTGTCTTACAAGATGAACTTGCAAATCGTTTAAGCACAGATGACGAACATAAACGTGCTGAAGCTCGTCGTTCAGTTCAAGGTGCAGAAACAGGCTTTCTATTAGGCCGTCCATATGATGAACATTCCGGCTCAACAAATGAATGTGCGGAGTACCGTCGTTTCCAAGCAGCTGAACCACTACGCTGGGCGGAAATCGGGAAGACAAATATTCAGACAGGAATAATGGCTTTAGTTCGCGCCGTAGCACAACCAAGTGAATGTTAAATAAATAAAAAATAAACAACTTAAGCAAGCGACCTTCGGGTCGCTTTTTTTTCGCCTGCAGAAAGGTAAATCAAATGAGTAAAAGCAATATGCCGACGGCACCCAAGGCACTGAACAAACCAAATGTTCGGTTTGATTTGCCGGAAACAGTGCTGAGTAAGTATCAACCAAACATTAAGGCTTCTACCGAGTCTGAAAACACAATCTCAATTTATGAGCAAATTGGCTATGACTATTGGGATGGTTCAGGGGTAACCGCGCAGCGTATTTCAGCCGCTTTACGTTACATCGGTGAAGAAGAAGATGTGGTCGTCAATATTAACTCTCCTGGTGGGGACGTATTTGAAGGTTTAGCAATTTACAACCTTCTACGTAATCACAAAGGCAATGTCACCGTACGTGTTCTTGGAGTTGCAGCAAGTGCAGCTTCTGTAATCGCAATGGCAGGTGATGAGATTCAAATTGCCCGTGCTGGTTTCATCATGATTCACAACTGTTGGTCATGGGTTGTTGGTAATCAACACGATATGCGTGATGCCGCTGACTACCTTGCTGTTTTTGATGAATCGGCCACTGACATTTATCAAGCCCGTACAAGCTTAGACAAAAAAGAAATCACAAAACTACTCGATGCTGAATCTTGGCTTTCTGGTTCGCAAGCAATTGAGAAGGGGTTTGCTGACGATTATTTACCAGCTGACCAAGTCATAGAAACAGAAGAAGAGCCTGCTCAAGCAGCTATACGCAAAGTCGATCAAATCCTAGCGAAACAACAAATTCCGCGCAATGAGCGCCGAAAGCTTTTTCAAGCCATTAAAGCCGGCACGCACGACGCTGTCGCACCTCCGAGTACGCCTAACGCTGCTCCCGAAACCACGCACGACGCTGGTTTAAGTCACACGTTTGCCGACGGTTCGGCTTCAAAACTTTCAAACGCATTAAAGGACATCCTCCCATGACAGACAAAACTATCGAACAAGAGTACAAACAAGTTCAAGCTGACTTGAAACAAGTAACTGATCAAGTTAAGCAATATGCTGAAAATGTTGAAAAGCAAGTTAAACAGTTTGGTGAAGCTAATACTGAAACTAAACAAAAGGCTGATGAAGCATTATCAAAGTTCAATGATCTGAGCGCTTCTTTTAAAGAAATTGAGCAAAAGCTTGATCGACCTGCGGGTGGTGGCGGTGATGAGCCAGCTAAGTCAGTTGGGCAGCAAGTTATTGATTCTGACGCTTATCAATCAATGGATAAATCCTCACGTACATCTATGCGTGTGAGAATGCCTCGTCAAGCTATTACGACTGCTACTGGTCCTAATGTAACGCCAGATAATCAAGGTATTGTTTCACCTCTATTACGCCGTATGACTATTCGAGACTTGTTAGCACCGGGTCAAACAAATAGTAATAGTATTGAATATACGAAAGAAACTGGCTTTACAAATAATGCAGCACCAGTAGCTGAGACAAATCCGAAGCCATATTCTGAAATTACATTTGATAATGTAACAGCGAATGTGCGAACAATTGCCCATTTGTTTAAAGCTTCTCGTCAGATTTTAGAAGATGCTCCAGCCTTGCAATCATATATTGATGCTCGTGCGCGTTATGGCTTGCAGTTGGTGGAAGAGCAACAACTATTATTTGGTAATGGTACTGGGCAAAACTTGCTTGGAATTGTTCCGCAAGCTACAACCTTCAACGAAGATTTAATCAAAATTACGAATGCTACTCCTATTGATCGTATTCGTTACGCTTTACTTCAGGCGGTACTAGCTGAATTCCCATCAACAGGTATTGTTCTCAATCCTATTGATTGGGCTGATATTCAGTTAACCAAAGATAATGAAGGTCGCTACATTATTGGTAATCCTGTAAATGGTAATGCCAATACTCTTTGGAACTTGCCAACAGTTGAAACGCAAGCGATGACCTCTGGCCAATTCCTAACGGGTGCGTTTAGCTTAGCTGCCCAAATCTTCGATCGTATGGATATTGAAGTTCTTTTATCTACTGAAAACGACAAAGACTTTGAAAACAATATGGTCTCTATTCGTGCTGAAGAGCGTTTAGCTCTTGCGGTCTACCGACCTGAGTCATTCGTTTCAGGCTCGATCCGTAAAGCTGCTTAATCAACGTAATCAATAAATCAAGGGCTAGGTAGAACTAGCCCTTTTTTTATGAGGATAAAAATATGTCAAAAGTAAAAGTAAAACTTTTAAAAACTTTCATGCACGATCGTCAAGTTCATGTAATTGGTGAAATCATTGAAGTTTCACCCAGTACATCTCAAGAATTGGCACGACTTAATCTGGTAAAAATTATTGATAAAGATGAGTCACCGTCTGGTGACAAGTCGGTCACTAAAAATGAAGAGGTGACACCTGCAAGTGGCACCTCTGGTGATGAACAAGCTTCGGAAGAGACACCTGCAAGTGACACCTCTGGTGAAGAACAAGCTTCGGAAGAGACACCTGCAAGTGACACCTCTGGTGAAGAACAAACTTCAGAAGAAACACCTACACAAGAAGCTGGTGAAGAAGAAGTAAAAGCAAAATCAAAACGTACTCGTTCTGCTGCTGCAAAGGAATAAAACATGTCTGTGCTGACTATTAACGAAGCTAAATCTCACCAAAAAATTGATGACGATGATGATTCTGAAATTCAGAGAAAATTAGAGTCTGCTGAACTAATGGCAGCACGATTCATGGGGCGTTATTTCTATGCAAGTGACGCTGACAAAATTGCTGGCTATGAAGAAGTGGCCAGCATTTTAAATGAAGCAAAAACAAAAGCAGCTCAATTAGAAGCATGTGCAAATAATACTTCTGAGCAAGAGGAACGAGATTTTTATTTAGAACAAGCAAAACAAATTCGAAGAGAGTCGCGTACTGAGGCCGCAATGAGAATTAATGGCATTTTAATTAATCCATTGATTCGAGCAGGTGTGTTATTAACTTTCGGTTATTTATACGAAACCCGTGAAGCTACGAATGAATTACCTATATCGGCTGAAAATACCTTATTTCCATTCAGAATAACTTTGGGGGTCTAAAGTGAAAGCTGGTGAACTAAGACATAGAGTTGTAATCCAAAGACATCAACAAAATGGTCGGGATGAGAACGGGAATTTTTTGCCGGGTAAATGGGTTGATTATAAAACTCTTTGGTCAAAGATAACTCATGTTTCAGGCAAAGATTTAATTGCATCTCAAGCCAATAACGCACAAATAGTGGCACGAATTAAAATTCGATATCGCACGGATATTGATACAACAATGCGAGTAATTCATAAGGGAATTATCTACGCGATAGATAGCCCAGCATTGGATGATTCAGGGAAAGGCAATGAATATTGCACATTCATGTTGAGTGGCGGAATTGAGCGTTTTCCTGATTAGGAGGTTATATGTCTGTAGAGGTAAAGATAGAAGGCCTAACTGATCTCGAATATAAATTAAGACAATTAGCTGATGATAAGAAAGTAAAAAGAATTACTCGCCGTGCAGCTAGACAAGCTATGAATATTGTTAGAAATGCAGCAAGAGAAAACGCTAAAAGAATTGATAATAAAGCAACTACCGAAAAAATCTGGAAAAACATATCTACTCAAGCTGGTAAAACGCGCAGTTCTAGAGATATAAAAATGCGTGTTGGGGTAAGAGGTGGGGCTTCATTTTCAAATCCTAATCCACCAGATACTAGTGGAGGTGATACACGTCACTGGCGTTGGGTCGAATTCGGTAGTTCACATCAACCAGCAATTCCTTTTATGCGGACAGCTCTATCAAACAATATTCAAGAGGTAACTACAAAATTCTCCGAAGTCTTTAATGAAGCATTAAATTTAGAGTTGGCAAGATTATGAGCGATATTCCAGTTTTTAAAATATTAAATGCAAATTCTGAAATTAAAGCCTTATTAGGTGAGGATTTAAAGGTTTATGAGGATGTTGCGCCTGAAGGAATGGAACCCCCTTATGCAGTATGGCAAACCTTAACGGCCTTATCTGAAAATCATTTAGATCGACAAGCTAAACTGGACCATGTGATGTATCAAGTAATGGTATATGACACGGATTTAATTAGAGCAACTGATATTCGAGACGCAATCCGTTCGGTCCTAGGTGAGCATAGCTATATTCTGAACTCTATGATCAATGGTAAAGAGACAGCTACAAAACTATTTACCCGAGGGTTTGATGCTAATTGGTTTGTTAAACGCAAGACTTAAATACGTAAATTTTTAACAAGTTGTAGAACCTCGCAAAAGTGAGGTTTATTCATTTTTGAACCCCGCATTTGCGGGGTTTTTTTTCGCCGTATGAAAAGAGGAGTCCACTCATGGGCGTATTAACACAAGGCACAGAAACATGGGTAAAACACGGGTCTCCTGCTGTTTTAACCAAGATTGAATGTATTACAGAATTGTCAGTTGGTGATGACAGCGTTACAGAGATTGAAACTACATGTATGGAGGAGCGCGAATCGTCTACTTCTGAATATGGTTTGGTTAAACCTGGTGAAGGAAGTTTGAAGATTAATACTGATCCTGAAAATGAAACTCACGTCATCATTTTAGACTTAGCTCAAAACAAAGCTAAAGTTGAAGTATTTGTTGGATGGTCAGATGGTACAGCTGAACCAACATTGAATGGTGACATTGTGACAGTGCCGCAAGGGCGCTCATGGACCCAATTCCAAGCTCAATTACGCAAAGGGCCACCTATTTTTGATAAAGATTCATTGGTTAATCATACGATTCCAATGAAACGCCAAACACCAGCTTTTGACACATTGAAAAAGCAGGGAACTGCTTAAGGATTTTTAAACGTTTACAAGCCCCTTTAAAGGGGCTTTTTTTGGAATTTTAAAAATATGAAACAGTTAAGTGCAGATCAAATTAAAAAAGGCATATTGATCGGAAAGCCAGAAAAGGTAACCGTACAAGTTTTAGTAAATGGTGAGGAGTCTGAATTTTCGACCTATATTAAGCCGTTTAACTATCAGTCAGCTGTGGCTAATATGAAAGCTTACGGCGAAAATAAGGAAGCCCTTGCAGGAATTTTGGCAAGTTGTATTACTGATAAAGATGGCACCCCAACCTTTACTGAAGATGAAGTTCGTGTGCATTTCAGTCAATCCTTAGTTGATATCATTTGGGGGAAGATTGTTGAAATTAATGTCTTGGGAAAGCAGACATTGAAATCGACGACAGAGAAGAGCTCATCATCGAAATCGCAATCGTTACCGGAAGGTCAATCGAAGAAGTTGAAACGACCTTCTCGTTCAAGGAAATCCAGAAGTGGGACGCCTACCGTAGAAAACGTGGAAGCTTGAATATAGGATTGCGTGTTGAAGAGGTGATGGCAGAATTAAAGTTAATGTTTGCATCTTCAAAAGGCGTTAAAGGTTTGCAGATTTTTGACTATCTACCGCATTTTGATAAACCAGCACCTTTAACATTTGAGCAAGAACGTTTACTTAAAATCAAAAATAAGCCGTAGTATTAAACCATCCTCGGGGGTGGTTTTTTATTAACCCCTTTGTTAAATTGTTGAAACTTTATAACTATTGGTGGGTTCATGAAAAAAATACTATTTTTGACTTTGTTAATACCTTGTTTATCTTGGGCAGCACCAAAAGGGATAAGCGTTGAAAAGAGTGGTTTTGATGGAACCACTGAAATAACAATGAGATCATATGGGACTTCTTCATGCGCTAAATTTGGTGGTGCATGTTTAATGCTTGGTGCAAATTGGAAAAATAGTAATCCTGATGAAGTAGTACTGGAATTAAGTACATTAAATTACTTTGCTGCCATGAGTAATTTACTACTTAATATTGATGGTGAAATTATAAAAGCAGATAGGATCAACTTTGCACATGACTCTACACTAACAGGAAATTATAAAGAGTCTTATCAACGATTTAAAATCGATAAACAAACCCTGACTAAAATTTTAAATGCTAAAAGGGTCTGGTTAAAAGTTAGTATATCTGGCGGTAATTATCTTGAAACGAATCTTATTGACGAAGGTAAAAAAACTTTAGCCTTTGAAGGTCTTACTCGCTTTGAGAGTCAATTGAATTAACAAAATTTGAATCTTGAAAACCTCGCAAATGCGAGGTTTTTTTATGCTTGGAGAAAAGTATGGCTACGAACAATCTTGGAAGCCTAACGTTAGATTTAGTGACTCGAATAGGTAATTTTATCGAGCCATTAAATCAGGCTGAACGGAAAGCCAGATCTTCAAGTGAAAATATTGCTTCGAGTTTTAATGTAGCAAGTATAGCTGCAAAAGCTTTTGGTGCAGTCATGGCGGGAGCTTCAGTTGCTGGCCTAACTGCATTTGTTACAAGAGCTATTGATGCTGGAAATGAAATTAAAAACTTAGCGAAGTTAGCTAATGCAAGTACAACAGTTTTTCAATATTACGCAAAAGGGGCTGAAACAGCTGGGATCAGTATTGATAAATTTGCGGACCAGATGAAAGACATGCAAGACCGTATCGGTGAGTATCAACAAACGGCGGGTGGGCCTTTAGCTGATTTCTTCAAGAATATTGCGCCCAAAGTAGGTGTGACAATTTCTCAATTTCAAAAATTATCAGGACCAGAAGCCTTACAGCTTTATTATGATTCCCTAGTAAAAGCAAATGCTAGTCAAAATGATATGAAATTCTATATGGAAGCAATTATTTCTGACTCTTCTTTGCTTATTCCTTTATTAGAAAATGGGGGAGCTGGCTTTAAAAAATATGGTGATGCTGCGGAACGTGCAGGATCAATCATGGATGATGCAATGATAAAAAAATTATCAGAAGCAAAAGAAAATCTATGGATTATGAACCAGCAATGGCAAGGTGTAGAAGCAACCTTAATTAATGGAATTGTTCCAATTTTTAATATGGTTGCATCAAATATGGATAACATCTCTGCAGCAGCTGTTGCTTTAGGTACGGCTTTAGGAGTCAAACTAGCCGTTCAGGGTGCAATTTTAACTAAAGAATTTACCCTTGGGATGATAGAGGGAATTCGCTATCAAATGACTCTTGCAAGAATGGCAGGAGTAACAATGCAGACTGCAAGTGCAATGGGGGTTTTAAGAGGTGCAATGGCATTTCTTGGAGGGCCAGCAGGGTTGGGATTGCTGGCTGTACAAGGATTAGCAGCAGGTGCTGCATTTTTCTTTATGAAAAATAAAAGTGATGAAGCCACAAAGTCACTTAATCAACACAGTATTTCTGTTGCGGAGGTAATAAAAAAATATCAAGAAATGGATGTTGCATCTCAACGTACACAACTACGTGCTGAAAAAAAATCATTGGAAGAGCTCACGGATGAATATAACAAGGCAAATAGCAATTTAATTAGTCTAGCCATTAATATCGGCCGTTTTGATGGTTCAACTGGGGAAGCCTCCAAATCAGCTAGTGCTTTGGCAATGGAGTTTAAAAAGGGAAATTTAACAGCTGCTCAACTATCTTCTGAAATCAATAAATTGTCAGGTGTGTCAGAAGAATCGAAAGCAAAAATTGATGCGCAAGCTGCGACTTCGATTAAATTAAGTGGTGAATACCTCAAACAAAAAAATGTAGTAAATTCACTATCGGAAACAACGGGCAAAGCGACTGATAAACAAGACAAATTCAATAAAAAACTTTTAGAAGCTGAAGCTGCATCTAAGAGAGCGCAAGCTGCATATTCAGAATATATGAAGACCTTTAATACTGACTATATGGAAAGTTCATATAAGCTAAAAATAAGACAAAAATTTGGTAATAAATATTCTGAAGACGAATTAGGTGTCTTTGAAGAATGGGCAAAGAGACATAATTATGATAGCCAACAGATGCAGACTCCTGCCGCATTAAATGATCTAGCTAATGCAAGACGTCTGCTTGCAGTTAATAAAGAAATAAAAGATATACAAGATCAAAAGACAAAATTAGAACAAGCTGCTACTGAACAAGCTAAGAAAAAGGCTGATTATGCACAGAAAAACTATGAATTATCATCCTTAGAAATTGATATGCTTAAAAAAGTATCTGTCCTTGCTTCACAAAATGGATTGGATAAATTAGAAGAAAAATATGGGCTTCCTAAAAATATGTTAGCTGCATTAATGGCTCAAGAATCGAAGGGGGAGAAAAATGCCCGTAGCCGGACAGGAGCAGTTGGATATTTTCAAACGACAGAGGATTATCGAAAAGATAATCGAATTACTATTGCCGATTCTAAGAATTTACCGGTTATTGCTGAAGTCGTAGCTAAAAATTTAGCATATGCATATGAGAAATTAGGATCGTGGGAGGCTGCAATTCGTTCGCACAATGCAGGTTTAACTGGTGCACAACGATTCAAAGATACTGGAACGGTAAAAGGGAAACCTGATCGTGTTAGAGAAGTCACACAATTTCCTGATCTTGTAAATAAATGGCTAGTAGGTTTAAACGGGAAAACCTCTAAAGATGCAGGATTTATTCATGATGATCCAACTGAAATTTTAAAAGACATTCAGGAATTTGAAGAAGCAAGAAAAGCTACAGAAGAGGCAGTTGCAAAAGATCGAAAATCAATACAGGAAAAGTATTATACCGATTTAGAAAAATTTGCCGAAGATAATAAGGAAGCTATAAAACAGATTAATGAAAAATTTGCCAACGATCCTACAGAACGAGATCGATTACTTGCACTTCAACAAAAAGCTTATGAAAAGGATTTAGAAAACTATATTAAGACTCAGGATGAAAAAGTAAAAGCTACTCAGCAAGCTGTTCAAAATATTAGAGACAAAATTAATAAATTGAACCAAAGTGCAGCTGAATCTTGGGCTCGGGCAACTCTTAAACCTGATGAATTAGCACAATGGAATCTTAATAATGAATTGGATTCTAAGCAAACTAATTTAAATGGTGATTATCAAGACGTAAAAACTTCAATTAATAACAATGTAGATTTGGGAGAAACCGAAAAGTATCAGATGTTGCAAGATGCCTATAAAGCTTACTTAGATGCAAAATTATATTTGGATAGTGAATATTCATCTAAATCTAGAGAGTTGCAGAATGGTTTAAATGCTCAAACCCTTTCTGGTTACTCATCCTTAATTGGCGATATGTCTGGTATAGCTAAAGCTTTTGGAGGGGAACAATCCAAAACTTACAAAATGTTATTTGCTATGCAAAAGGGCTTTGCAATTGCCAGTACCTTGCTATCAAGTAAAGAAGCAATTAGTAAAGCATGGGCCTCTGCCGCTTTCCCTTATAACATTCCAGCCGTAGCGATGGCAGTTGCACAGACAGGTGCATTAACTCAAGCAGTTTCTGCTATCTCTGCAAAAGGGTTCGCAACTGGTGGACAAATTAAGGGACCAGGCACAGGAACTAGTGACAGCATTCCAATTTGGGCTTCAAATGAAGAATTTATGATTAAAGAATCTTCAGCTAAAAAAATTGGCTTGGATAATCTTAATTATATGAACCAAACTGGGGAGCTGCCGAATTCATCCAATAAACAGATAATGGTCGCATCTATTGCTGAGCTTCCTCAAGGTGGAGATGTAATAAGTGCGCCTGTAACAGTTACTGTCACTGTTAATGCGGATGGCTCAACAAATGTTGATTCCGATGGGCAAGCAAAAGCTCTTGGCGATGTTCTTGGCAATGCCATTAGACAGGTGATGTTAAAAGAGTTGAGACAGGGCGGTACTCTTTACAATGCGCTAAGAAGATAGTTTAAATCTAGAGTTTTCATTTAAATGAAAATTGACGTATAGTTTAATTAAGATGGTCGAATTTTATTTTTGACTAGTTTATAGGAACTGACCCCAATAAATTGAGGTCAGTTTTTTCATTTTTTGATTAGGCTATAGATAAAACAGGATGTTTACCTAAGACTTTTAGGGCATCTATAACAGCATCAATTTTAGTTGTATAGCTTAAGTCAACCAGACGCTGAACGGCTTGACGTTGAACATGTAAACGACGTGCAAGTTCGGACTGATTAACATTTTGTTCAAGCATTGTATTTAGCAAAAGAATTTTAGACCAGATACTTAAAGGTAGATCGATTTGATGATCACCTTCTTGTGCAGGACTAGGCATAGGTATAATTCTATTATTTTCAAAATAGAAATCCATCGCCGTTATAAGCGCATCTTTTGCTTCCTCAGTTGCTTCTTCTATAGAGTAGCCTTGTGTTAATGCTTCAGGTATATCTCTAAATTCGACAAAGTAACAACCAGTCTTTGGGTTTAAGGTAAAAGTTGCCGGATATTGCATAATAATCTCCAAGTGAATATAGATTTGATGAAAGAACCGAGAGTTAACTCTCGATTCCTAGTTGTTTTTTTATTCCCTTTACCAAGAAGTCGTCGATTTCCGTGTGTCTAGGGATTGTGCTTTGTTTATCGTTTAAGTAAACCTTGGTATGTTTACCTCCCTCTTTAAACTCAGCCCCAAGTTGACTTAGGAACTTCATCAAATCTTTACGTTTCACTTTTTCCTCTATCTGTTTAACATAGTGCTATTGTAAACATTTCTGTTTACACTGTCAACAAAAATGTTTACATGATTTAGAGTATGTAACTTCTGGAAATATTATGAGCTTACTTAAATTTACTTGGGCACAAGATTTAGAAGGTAACTCCCAGACTAATAAATTCAATGTTTTAACGACGAATTTTGGCGACGGTTATGAACAAAGTACTAGCGTAGGTATAAACAATCGCGTAGGCGAGTGGACATATCAACGAACAGGGAAAAAAGCTGAAATTTTGGAAATTAAAGCATTCTTCGATCTGCATAAAGGTGCAAAATCTTTTTTATGGGATTCGCCATTGGATGGAGAAGTCAAAGTCAAAACTGGAGAATATCAACCAATTTGTTTGGGTGGGGATTACTGGCGAATTTCCACAACTTTTAAACAAGTGTTTACTCCCTAATCATTTTTCCTATTGCTCCTTTAAGGAGCTTTTTTTTTGCTTGAAGGAGCAGAACAATGGCTATTAAAACTTTAGATATTGCTGAAGCTTATTTTGTCGGTGAATTACGTGTTCAGTTGGCAGATGCGCGTAGTTTTAGTAATGATTTACCAGCAGGTAAAATTGAGACACTAACCATTAATTATGACCGACCATCTAATTCCGTGGGCATTGTCGTCACACCAGGCGGCGGTGCTAATGGAAATATGACCTTATTAGATGCCGATATTACTAAATGGGTTATTCAAGCTATTCAGAACTCAGGCTTTCTTTATGGGATTAATGTGAATACATTAAATCTAAAATATGATGAAGCGACGAAAAAAATTAGCGTTGAATATACTCCAGTTGTGGAAGCTACAGCTCAAGCTTAAGGAGTTTGTATGTCTTTGCAGAGTGACTTTCAAAAACTTGAACTGGATGGATTAGTCCGACTGTTTGAACTAGATGCTGACTCCTATGGGGTTGGCATTTTACGTTTTCATGGCCACCAACAGGCAGAAAATATTATTTGGCAAGGGCAAGCTTTTGAGGCTATTAGCCTAGAAGTTTCAGGGTTGGAAATGCGTTCCGATGGTAAAGCTTCAGCACCAACGCTAACAATTGCAAATAATATGAATGGAATTCAAGGGGCTATTTCGGCCTATTGTCTTCAATGTAAAGATTTTGTTGGCGCTAAACTTAAAGTTATTACCACCTTATCCAAATATCTTGATGCCGAAAACTTTATTGATGGTAATCCATCTGCATCGAATGAAGCTAAAGAGCAAATTTGGTATATCGAGCAAAAGACTTCTGAAAATGCTCAGCAAGTAACTTTTGAACTTTCAAATCCGATTGACTTTGAGGGGTTGAAAATCCCTGTTCGTCAAATCACATCACTTTGCCATTGGTGTATGGTCGGTAAATATCGCGAAGAAGAGTGCGGTTATACGGGTACAGCAATGTTTACAGATAAGGATGAACCAACAGATGACCCAGCATTGGATAGATGCGGTGGCCGTCTAAGTTCTTGTCGTCTGCGTTTTGGAGAGAACAAGTCGTTACCGTTCGGTGGGTTCCCTGCTTCAAGTCTTATGTGAGTTGTGTTGTGTGTAACTTTTCAGTCGGTGAAGTTGTTGAATTTTGGGTGGTAGGTCGGGCAGTCTCAGGTAATGGGATGCAAGTACAAATTCTAGAAATAGACGGAGATTGGGCTGTAGTCACTACTGGATGTGGTCAGTGGCCAGAAAAACTGTCTAACTTGAGAAAAATTTCATGAAGCTAACTGCAAAGATCAAAAAATCAATCATGGCTCATGCTGATGAATGCTATCCACAAGAGTGTTGTGGAGCGATTGTAGGCAAAGAATATATTCCTTGCCGCAATGTTTCAGCTAAATCTGATCAGTTCGAAATCCACCCTGAAGATTTAACTATTGCAGAAGAACAAGGCGAAATCTTAGCTTATGTTCATTCCCATCCTGATGGCACTACACGAGCTTCAGAACTGGATTTGATTCAAATTGAATTGCATAAAAAACCTTGGGTGATTTGTTCGTATCCTGATCTAGATTTCGCCGTATATGAGCCATGTGGTTATCAAGCACCACTGGTTGGTCGAAATTATTTCCATGGCTGGCAAGATTGCTATGCACTTATTCGCGATTTTTATAGCCGTGAATTGGGTATCGTGCTTATGGATTTTGAACGAAATGATGCTTGGTGGGAAGATAAAGATCATCCCTCACTTTACCTAGAAAACTACGAGAAAGCAGGGTTCTATGAAGTAGATACTCCTCAATATGGCGATATGTTGATTTGCCGTGTAGGGCGTACTGAGCATCCCAATCATGCACTGATTTGGCTGGGAGATAATGGAAAGTTGAAAACTGAACAAACTGAAAACTGTATTGGTTCTACTCTAATTCTTCATCATCCCTATAATCGAAAATCAGTACGGGAAATATATGGCCAGCAATGGCTAGAACGCACTGTAAAAATTTTGAGGCACCGAGATGTTAAAAACAATTAAATTGCATGGCGTACTTGGGCAAAAGTTCGGTCGAGAATTTAAACTTGATGTGGTAAATACAAGAGAGGCGATGAGAGCCTTATCAGTTCAGATTGATGGCTTTGAGAAGTTTATGTTACGAGCACATGAGCAAGGTCTACAGTTTGCTGTTTTTCTAAAAAGTAAGAACTCAAGCAATAAGCGTGGAAAGAAAAAAACATCAATTTATGACCATGAAACCAAGCGTTTAATTACTGGGGACAATATAGGTGAAGAACAGCTTGATATGAACACTCAAGCCGAAGTTATTCACATAGTACCTAGAGTTGTAGGAGCAGGGGGGAATGGTGCTCTACAGACTATCCTTGGAGCAGTCATGGTGGTTGTCGGGGTTGTAATGCTTTATATACCGGGTACTCAAGCTTTTGCACCTTCTGTGATTGCGGCAGGTGTTGGGATGATGGTTGGCGGCATCGCAATGATGTTAATGCCTAAAATCGATAACACACAAGATCAAAACCAAGATGGCAATAAAGCCAATAAGGGTTTTGGTGGAGCTGTAACTACAGTTGCTCAAGGTAATCCAGTTCCCGTTCTTTATGGCCAGCGCGAAGTTGGTGGCTTCATTGTGAGTGCAGGCCAGTATCCTGAAGATCAGATGTAAAAGTTAAATATATTTTCAAGGCGCTTTAAGCGCCTTTTTTATTGCGCGAGATTTAATATGACGAAGGTGATAGGCGCGAAAAAGGGCGATAACGAAGCTCGACAACCTGTAATTGCTCCTGATTCAGCACAATCAAAAACATTCATTAAAATTTTATATGGATTAGCAGAGGGTGAAGTAGAAGGATTAGCTAACGGCAATAAATCAATTTTTCTCGAAGAAACCCCTTTACTAGATGCAAATGGGAACCTTAGCTTTTCAAATGTAAAAGTTGATTTTCGAAAGGGTACTAACGACCAAGATTATATTGAAGGATTCCCAGCGATTGAGAGCGAAACTGCTGTAGGAGTCGAATTAAAGTCTGGTAGTCCTTGGGTAAGAGCTTTTAGCAATATTGATCTTGATGCGGTAAGAGTTCGATTAAAGTGGGGGCCTTTACGTAGCCAAAACGCTACAAATGGGGATGTTAGTGGTTTAACAATTGAGTATGCAATTGATATTCAAACTGATGGCGGCTCATGGAATGAAGTTTTAAAAACAAAAATATCAGACAAAACTTCTGCTAACTATGAGCGAGCACATCGTATAGATTTGCCTAAAGCAGATACAGGTTGGATTTTACGTATACGTCGTATTACACCTAACTCAACATCTGAGTATGTCAGTGACAAGATGTATGTGGAAGCGGTTACTGAAGTAGTAGATGCAAAACTACGCTACCCGAATACAGCCTTACTTGGGCTCCAATATGATGCAGAAACTTTCGGGAATGTTGCAAAAGTTGCTGTTGATTTAAAAGGAACCTTACTTTTAGTACCTAGTAACTATAACCCTCAAACTCGCCAATACGTCGGAATTTGGGACGGTACTTTTAAGCGCGCCTATTCAAACAACCCCGCATGGATTTATTACGACCTATGCACAAATGATCGTTACGGTTTAGGAGATCGATTAACGCCGTTAATGATTGATAAGTGGTCGTTATATCGTCTTGCCCAATATTGTGATCAGATGGTATCTGATGGATTAGGGGGACAAGAACCACGTTTTACTTGTAACGTTTACCTTCAAAGTGCTGGTGAAGCTTTCAGTATTTTAACAAAGTTGGCCGGAGTTTTTCGTGCGATAGCATTTTGGGATGGTGCAAGTATCCATTGTGATGCAGATATTCCACAAGATACTTACTTCACTTATACCCGAGCAAATGTCATTGGTGGCATGTTTGAGTATTCTGGTACACGTGCACGTGATCGTCACAACGTAGTTAAGGTTGCTTGGGATAATCCAGCAAATCATTATAAAACAGAATATGAATTTGTACGGGACGAGAAGGCAATTGCCGAAGCTGGTCAAGTTCGTATTCTTGAGCTTGATGCGTGGGGATGTACATCACGTGGCCAAGCACAGCGCGCGGGTCAATGGGCTTTAAAGTCAGAACAAAAAGAAACACGCTCTGTTTCATTTAAAGTTGGTTTAGATGGTCATATCCCTTTACCGGGTAGAGTAATAGAAATTGCAGATGAGTTATTCGCGGGACGCGCCAATGGCGGACGTGTATCTAAAATTTCTGCTGACCTTAAAAGTATTACCCTTGATCGGGATGATGTCATTGCAAAGGCAGGTGATCGACTTGTTATCAATGGTGAGAATGGCAAAGCACAAACTCGAATCGTGCAATCAATCTCAGGCCGCGTTGTTACAGTAACTCTACCATTTGATGAAAATTCAATTGCAGTTCAAAACGTTTGGGTCTTGGATGCTCAAGACTTAGCGACAATGAAGTTTCGTGTTATTTCAATCGCACAAGAGGAAAAACACCAGTTCAGTGTTACAGCACTTCAATATAACCCGCAAAAATTTGATGAAATCGATAATGGAGCTTTCTTTGAAGACGCACCGATTTCAATTATTAATCCTTCAATCCAAGAACCAGTAAAAGATGTATTGATTACCAGTGAAAGTAAGGTTGATCAAGGCTTAAATATCACCACAATGATTGTGTCATGGACACAAGCAAAGGGTGCAGTTAAGTATCTTGTAGAGTGGAGAAAGGATGACGGATCATGGATTAAATTACCTTTAACGGGCAACAATTCAGTCGAAGTACCTGGTGTTTACTCGGGGAAATATCAAGCTCGAGTTACGGCAATTTCTGCTTTTGAAATCGCATCTTTACCAGTCTCTTCAGTATTAACCGATATTGGAGGCAAACCAGGATTACCACCCAAGTTAGCATTTATTCGTGCTACCGGTATTTTATTTGGGATGAAACTAGATTGGGGGTTTCCATCAGTCGGTGCGAAGGATACAGCCTATACTGAAATTGAAGTTTCACCGGATGGATCAACAAATATTTCACAATTGGGATTGTTTGCTTACCCGACAACAACCAACACAATCCAGGGGTTACAACCGAATCTAAAACAATTCTATCGTGGCCGTCTTATTGACCGTATCGGCAATGTGGGACCGTGGTCTGATTGGGTAAATGGAATCACAACTTCCGACCCAGATGCTGTTTTAGACCTGATCACTGGACATATTTCTGAAACTGACCTTGCTAAAGAGTTACAAGGAAAAATAGAAAATACAGTTGATGTTGCAGAGTCGGCAAAACAAGTAGCTACTAATGCTCAAACTGCGGCGAGTAGTGCTCAAACTGCTGCTACTAATGCACAAACAGCAGCAACGGAGGCAAAAACAGCAGCATCGAATGCTCAAACAGCTGCTTTAACTGCTCAAGCACAAGCCTCTTCAGCTCAGCAGGTTGCAAATGATGCAAGTGCAATTGCGGCAAATGCAAAAAATACAGCCGATCAAGCCGCTGCTTCAGCATTAACAGCAAACACAGCAGCATCTGAAGCGAAAACTGCTGCTGCAAAAGTTGCAAGTGATTTAACAACTTCGACAAACCAGTTGAATCAAAAAATTGCTGATGAAAGCTCTGCACGCGTCGCTGCAATATCTAATTTAAATGATGGACTAACGACTGAAACAACTCAGCGCAAGTCAGAAGATGCGGCTCAG